AACGAAGAACCCCCAGAAAATGGATCTGTCCGCACGTTTTGGATGGGTTCAATCATCGATCAATCAAAGAATCAAGATTCAAGATCGCACCCCTCTTCGTCCTAGGACGACAAGAAGGTGCGTTTCACACTGGTATACAAGCTTGGTCTGCTTGGTCACATCCTCGATGGTTTTGTCTTGCACGAAGTCCTGCGCCGACTTTACCGATTTGAGCACCCACAGGAGACAACCGAGCGCCAGGCCGACCAAGCCGCCTAGAATATGCAAAACCGACGGCAGGAGCGTGGAAAACAACATCAGATAGATCCAGTAAAATTTCGGATCGTGCGGACTGTTCCTTAAAGCGTCGAACATCGGGGCGAGCGGCAAGACGGCCGCGCCGCCGCCCGAGACAGCGGACCAGTTGGCAACAGAGATTGCGGCCGCCGTTATTGCTGCTAAGGGAAACATCAGTACCGCGGCGAGTACGATATCGACAAGGGAAACAACGGCTATCCGCCATGTTCCTCCGATTGCCACGCCGTAGTGTAGCAACCCGCGTGTCAACCCCAACGACACCCAGTCCAGTGGCGCATTGGCCAACGGTAGCAGTCCTAAGAACACGACGATAATGAGTCCTGGCCCCGCGGCGTCGCCGCTCTCCGCCAGTGACACGAAATGAAAGGAGGCGATAGCTATTCCGACAAACACGAGCCAATGCACAATATGGAAAACGGCCTTGCCACGCCCCGGACCAACGCGATCCCCTAGGACAACGACAACGACAACGACAACGACAGCGACAGTGACAACGCCAGCGACAACGCCAGCGACAACGCCAGCGACAACGCCAGCGACACCGACAGCGCCAGCGACGACAACGGCAGCGGCAACGCCAGCGCGAGCGACAAAGACAACGACACCGAAAACGAAAACGACAGCGGCAACGACAACGACATCGCGAGCGACAGCGCCAGCAAAACGGACAGCAGCACCGACAGCAAAACCGATAACAGCACCGACAGCAAAACCGACAGCAAAACCGACAGCGACGACGAAAGCCAGTTGCAACGGGCCGCGCCAACCTGGTATGCGTCCAAACCGGATAACGCAGAACCCAACTACCACTACCGCAACTGTCGCAACCAATACCCCACGGAGCCATCCTTCGATTTCAGGGGGTAGAAGATTCTCCAAGCCGGGCGCCGACTGACCGCTCCACACCCAGCCGACGAATACAAACAGCAACGGATATAACAGAGCGAGCCTTAGCGTGAGATCATAGATCCCGTTGCTCCACGGCGAGGGATTATCAAAGGGATGAAATCTTTTTGGGGGACCGGTATCGGCCCTTTCCAGGTATCTGTCTCCCGCCCACTTATCGACGAGCGACAGCATCAGCCTGACGCTTTCATCGTAGAATCCCCGCAGGCGATCGCTTAACTTTCCCGCAAATCTTGCTAGGTCCTGTCGGCCGCGATCGCCCCTCGGGCCGCTGCTCAGCAGCTTCTTCGCCAGCCCAAAACAAAACACCCAGACACCGACAAGCGTGACAGCGGATAGATCAAGTCCCGCCACCTGCGCGATTTGTTGAAAGAGTCCGATGCTCTGGTTTTCCGCCACCGCGATCCCGGCGCCCCAAAGTTTTCACCTGTAATCTTGGCGAAACTTAGTGAATACGAACTGTCAGAAATAGACATACACGATAGCAGCCGCCCCTGAAGCCGTAAACTGGAAGTGGATCACGTCGTTGTGTCCGGTCGGGGATCCAAGCCGGCGGCATGAGACGCGCTGAGTTGAACGACCTCTTTTTGATCCGTAAGCGGACCTTGCGTTGCACTGCATTAAACGACGGCACCTGGTCGGTTGCTGCCTGTTGCAGAGATTAATTTGTAACTAACTGAAGGGCAGCTGTTAGGCGATAGCGGTCATTCAGAGAAACGTCATCGCTCCACTGACGCCTAATCCACGAACTTCCGCTTTTGGCCGATCTGAGTCTGTCACGGCATTACCTTTCTGATCGATTGAATGTCCGCTTTCGACGATAGCGGGCTTTCGAACTCGATCAAATCTGACACTGTCTGTATGGTCGCATCCTGACTATTACACCCCTAGTCGCTATCGGTCATACCGGGGACGTGACTCTTCTTCTCGTCGACCTCGGCATCGCGAGCGTCGTCATACTCGACATCCCGCGCTGGTGTGTCTTGCGTCGGAGCGAAAGGAACGTTCTTTCCATCGGGTGTACTTACCCATCCTGTTTTACGATCTGCCTTACCCATGTTGTTCTCCTCTTAAGGTTGTGATGATGCGCCTCCATAAACTGGGGCGCGGGTGTGGTGCTCGGTCAAGCGGCTCCCACTCTATGGGATCGCCGCCTGTGTATGTTGTGTGTCGGCTATACTTCCGACGTCCTCGTCGTGTTGACATTTTCTTCTCCTAAGCTGGGTAGAGTGTTTCGTAGACTCTAACTGCTGCTTGTCGTAACCCCAAAACGATGGGGTGGTTGTCATCGAGTTCGGGCGCTACCGCGTCAAGATTAGCGTACAGGTAGTCGAGGTGTTCCGAGAGTGTTTTCTCGTCGGCGTCGTCCTCGAGCGCGTAAACACCCATCTGAATCTCCAGCTCCCAAAGACGATCCGAATCTTTTTCGCTCATCAAGCTTGAGTCATAACCAACGAGTTCGTACCTCGCCTTTAGCCGTTCGTACTCGTTGACCAACTTCCCCTGGTTCGCTACCGCGTGCTCGCGTGCCTCTTCCATCTGCTCCGCTTGGTGTTGTTCCAACTCTTCGAAGCCCTGGTCAGATAAAGTTTGCTGAAGCCCTCGAGCTGCCTTCGAAAGGCCAGGGTTTTCTGAATCCAGAATGCGCAGCTCGTCCTCGGTGAAGCTGGCTGGATCTTTATTCCAGTCAACCGTACGCACTACTCCTCCTCGGCGTAATGTAGATCGACGAGGACATCGGCGACCGCGTTAAGCTCATCAGGATCTGATTGCTTTATCGGTTCGTCAGCAGGTATGAACGTTGCGTCTGGTCTGACCCACTCTTCGCCTTCGTCATCGTAGACAAAACCCATCTCGTGCATCTCTTCGTCGGATGGGAACTCTTCCTTTCCCTCTTGGATCGCCAGGAGTTTGTTGATACCGTCGTCGGCATCTTTCTCGAACCTATTGCGTGCGGCATCCGCGTCGGTGATGTTGTGCATACCGGGTAGCTCCCACCCGAATGAACCGAGCATCAGCGAGATAGCCTCGTACGCTCCCATTCCCAACAACGAATTGCTGAGTCCGGTGTTGATCTGATCGCCCTTGTCGTCGATCACACCATTCTTCTCCATGAGCCAGTTGGCGACGGCGTCATCACAACCATCCTTGATCATGATCTGACCATCTTCTTCACGGATGTAGATCATCGATCTGATTTCTTTTTCGCTCATCATGCCAGTCTCTCCCTGCACGCATCGGTGACCTTACCCGTGAAGTATTCCACGTCTTCGAACTTAACAGCGTCGAGGTACACGGCCGCCATCTTCAAGTTAACGTGATCAACAATACCGTCTGCAGTCGCACGATAGATGTCGTAGTGGCTTTCGTCGTTGATCAGCTTGTCCAGCTCGGTTTGAATTTCGACCTCCTCGGACTGGATGACTTGCCTACGGTCGCGACTGGAGATCTCCCCCAGCTCACGATGTAGCTTGTCCTGCTCGTCGAAGACTTGCTGCTTACGCTCGGGAGCGGTTTTCCACGTGGTTTCTTTCTTGAGATCTTCGAGCTTCTTTTCAATCTCGAGACGTCGCTCCACGTCAACCTTAGGTAGAGACAATGTCTCCAACCAGGCGTCCGCTTTTTCGAACTCGCCCTTTTCGAAGTTCAGTTGCTTCAGCTGCTCTTGGTAGTGGTTGGGTTGTTCAATGATCTGCTTCCGTCGCTCGTCGCCGATGGTTACCTTGAGGCGTTTGATTGCCTGTTCGGCGGCGTTGCGGCGTGCTAGCCACTGGTCGTACTGACTCTTAAATTTCGACAGCTTGTCGAAGATAAGAGCCTTCCTTGCCCTGATGTCTGTTATTTTCATGTTCGTTATCCCATGAACTTATAAGGCATCGCTTCCCACTTGGGAGCTGACCAGTTGAGACCGAGCACCAACTCTTTAGCGAAGAACTCTACCGAAGCACCGTGCCTGTCGCAGATGATGTAACCCTTGGAGTTCATCGTGGGGTGTCGGTTTTCTAAGACCTGTCGGATCAAAAGCTGCGGCTTACGAACCTTCCTACGACCCGCCTTTACGAGCGGGACTTCTGTCCACAGTGGCGACTTAAAGTGGTAGATGCCACCGTTTGCCGCGCAGGGAAACATCGCCCACAGATCCATGAAGAGTGCCTTCTCCAAATCGTAGGGCCAAATTTCCTTCGACCTCATATCGATAAAGAAATCTGAGATGCGCTCTCCAATCTCTGGAATCGTGCCAGGCAACAAGTCCTTCGCGAATCTGTTCCTAACTTTGATTCGGCCACTTGGCGTACGCTCGAACATTTCTGGCAGATTAGCCTCACGTTCGGGTTGCGCTCGCGCTGCCGCAAGATCCAACATCTCCTGCAGTTCGGCCTTGGCATCGGGGTTTGATCCGATAAGCTCGGCCAATGGAGTCGGCTTCTCGTCTGGCTTCGCGTCGGGTGCAATGGCGTCCTCTTCGTTCAAGAGTCTCCACTTCCCTTTTGCTAGTGCTACCAGCTTGTCGTGAGTGGTGTGTTTAGTTCCCGTGAGGGACCGCAGCTCATCGTCGTTCAGCTGCTCTATGTCTTCGTACTTCTTTGGAAATTCCACGTGTATCCTCCTGTTGTTATGCGCCTAAGGTTAATGCGCGTTGTTATCCGCCGAGACGGCGGGTTTGCTTTCTTGGCTTCGGCTCATCCCAGTAACCGAAAGGTTTTGCCAATGTCGGTTCGGGCTCCCTCTCTACCTTTGGCGGTGGGTTTTCCTTCTCTGCCTTTCGTACGGCCGCCATCACCATTGCCAATATATCCTGAGGGATCTTTGATTCTGTTTTCTTTTCTGTCTGTTGTGGCTTGAGCTTGTCAGCCTTTGGGGATCGACGTAGCTCGCCAGTTCGGTAAAGACTCTGCTTCTGATCCTTGACCTTATTTTTCTTTGTCCACTCTGGGCTCGAGGACTCGTTGCCTTTGCTAAAGAACTTGTCGTATGTTCTCTGGCCTCGACCACGTTGCATCTCTAGCCGTGCCTTCTCTGCTTTGTTTATGTCCTGGGCGATGCTCTTGCGGTACTTCGGATGTAACCGCCAAATGGCCGACGCTATCGCTCTCGCCATCACACGGTCATCGTGCTGACCTCGAGACGCGGACATCGACATGTCGTCATTGACAACGAAGGTCGACATCTCTTTTAAAAGTTTGATGTCGCGCAGCGGTACTGCGTCCCTCAAATCTTCGTCGAGGAAGTCAATCATCGAGCGCTTCGAGTGTTTGCTCGTTAACCACCCGAGCTTACGTTGCTTCCGGTTGGTGGCGGTGTCCAACATCTCTCTCATGTAGATGTCGGAATATCTTCGGTGCTTCAGTTGGAACAGCACGGCATTGCTGAAGTTACACTCGACCGCGATCTGTGCCTTGTTGTACACCATGCCCAGTGCGTAAAGCATGTCTCCAAACTCGTCAGCGGGTTGATGGCCGTGCCAGCATGCGACGGTTGACCCGTCCAGGACGTCGATCACGTACGCGCAGCTGAAGTCTCCGCCAATGTTTCCCTCTGCCGTGTCAGCGGCGATCACGTAACGGTGTCCTTTAGTCGGTGGTATCCAGATCTGCAGTGGGCCATTCTTGTTGGGCTTCATGACCACACGTTTGTGCTCAAAGTTGTAGCTGAGGTCTTGGCGTGCGCCGTCCTGACATCGCTTCTCGGCGGTGACCAGGTCTCTCACTGCGAACACGGATCGTCCCGAGTGCAGGTAAGCTTCCTGCCAGCACATCGGATATTCTTGTTTGAACAGGTCGTCAGCGTTACCACCGTCGCTGGGTCTCAGCTGCCCGATCTTGCGCCGGCGAAACATCAGCTGCGCGTCGGTGACGTGGTACACCTCGATAAGCGCTTCCTCTTCTTGTGTGCGCTCGAAGTCCTCGGGGACGTCGGCGCGATATTCTTCATGCCAAAACCACGGGATGAACACTGCCCAGTAGCCGGTCTTGCCCTCGACCGTGTCGGTCCAGAAGCTGTGGAACGTGCCGCCAACTCCCTTAGCGGTACCCTCCAACCAGATCTCACTACCGGGTGCCTCGGGTATGGTCTGCAGTAAGCCGGCCTTGTGCTCATCTGCATTTGGTGTCTGCGCGACTTCCGACCAGTGCAGGAAGTTGAATGACTTAGATCGCCCTGGTGCCTTCGCGCCGGCGGTGGCGACCTCGTAGCCAGCACCGTCGAGCCCAGAGAAGCGCAGCTCCTTGATGTTGGACATGCCGGTCTCTGGTTTTAAGCCGGGGTTGCAGTTGTCGTGGTAGCGCTGAACCATACCGAACAGCTCGTCAGACGCGGGCTGCTCGTGCGCCATTACGCTTACGCGGTATCCGAAGTTGTGGGTGGCCTTCCAATAGCCCCGGCCAGCGATGTATGTCGATCCGCCCCACTGCCGTCCCTTAAGCAGGATGATGCGTACCATGCCGGTCTCTTCCAGCTGTCGTTGTGCGATGTCGTGTAAATATTGCTGCTCGCGGTTGAGCATAAGCTGACAGAGCGGCCCAGATTTTGGTCGTATTTTTAAGTTGCGAAACGCGTAGTCCGAGAAAGACGTGTACATTAATTCCAGCTGCTCGTCGGAGGACAGCTCGTTCCACGCCAGGTCGCCCAGCGGTGCGTAGCGCTCCTCGAGTTCGCTAAAATTTGGTTTGTGATTTATGAGCAAAGTGGTTCCCTATGCGTCGTGTGGGCGAAGGGGACCCTATTGGGGCCTGCAGCCTGAGCGGTACCAGAAAGGGTACCGGACAGGGTTAAGGGGCGTGAGATGACCTGTACCCCCCTCATCAATGCACCTGCGTGACTGTGCCGACCGACACGCCAGGATGCTTCTCCAGGCGCTCTTTAAGCCACCTGTCGTGCTCTGACTGGATGATGGTGGTCTGCTCGATCCTTTTGCTGTGTACGTACGGCATCAGGGCTCTACAGACCTCTAACACCAATGGGCTCCACCCGGGCATAGCCTTAAGCACAGCCTCAAGCCGCACCTTTGGGTCGATAGAGTCGCAGTCGGGTACCCCGTCCATCAACTCCTCCACACGCTGCTCAGCGGCCTGCTTAGCCTTATCCTTTGACCCAGCTGGTCTACCAGCGCCTGGGCGCGATCCTCCTCTTTTAGACATGTTTGATTAATTCTCCTCCGCTTTGGTGTCTCTGGCTGTCACATTCCTGTCACAGGGTTATTTTGAAGCTTGTATACCAGTGTGAAACGCACCTTCTTGTCGTCCTAGGACGAAGAGGGGTGCGATCTTGAATCTTGATTCTTTGATTGATCGATGATTGAACCCATCCAAAACGTGCGGACAGATCCATTTTCTGGGGGTTCTTCGTT